ATTTTCTATCATCATCTTTGAACTCATCATGATGTGACCAAATTTTAATTGCTGCTTCTTTCAGTTCCTCGTATATCTTATCTTTAGCTTTATTTAATTCTTCAATCTCTACTCTTTGTTCAAAATCTTTAAGATCTAAGTTTTCAGTTAATTCATCAAGATCAGAATCAAATTTAGTTTTAAGATCCTTTATATGATCTCCTACTTTGACAAAATCATCATCAATGACACTAAAAGTTTTTCCAATCCATGAAAAATCAGGAACCTCATTAACCTCATTAACCCATTTAGGGAAAGTAGGAATTTGTTCCTTAACATTATCAATAGCTTCACATATTGCTTCTATCTCACCGTCATAATATTTTGGTTCAGGAAGATTTTTCTTCTAAGTGCTCCGAAAGTTCTTTAAGTTCATTATCATAATATTTAATTTCTGGAATATCAGGGATACTTTCCCTAACATCATTCACCATACGAACTAATTCACCCCATTGAGGGGCTTTGATTACATCAACAGTTTCGTATTCAGTTGGTGTATAATCATCTTTCCAATTATCTGTTTTTACTTCTTCTTTTATATCTTCTTTCTCTTCTTGAATAAATTCTTGTACCGAGGGTAATTCTTTCTCCTCAGATATAAACTCATCTACTGATGGCAATTCTTCCGAATTATCTTTATAGTCTTCTATAGACGGCAAATTTTCAATATTGTCTTCCGACATGTTATGAGTAGCTTAGGTACTTTGGGATTTCTCTCCCCTTCTTTTTATTTATCTACTTCCTTTACTCCATTTTTTAGAAGTTTAGCAAGCTCAGCAGTAGACCCTACAAATAATGCATTATTAACTGTATTTGGTCCTTTAGATACTTGTTCCTCATTTACATCTTTCAGTTTTTTCTGTAGATCCATCAACTTATCAGTAGCATCAGAAACACTCTTGATGAGTTGTCCTGCTACCTCATATGCTCTTGGCATTTCACTCTCTTGAGCAAGTTCAAGAATTCCATCAATTGCTTCTTGTCCTTTTTCAATGATAGAATATAAATTGCCTCTTGTATATTCATAATCTCTTGTTATTTCATCTTTAGTAAATCTATCAGGTTTTTGTTCAGGAGTA